TTCCTCCTTTTTTGTTTGGGGCTTATCTCCTGCCCTCTATATATATTATAAGCCTTTGCTTATAATATGTCAATAGGTTTTTGCAAAGTTTTTTAATTATTTTTTGATTGTTTCTGCATCAACTCCAATGGCTTTTGCGATCCTCTCCAGCGTTTCTTGCTTCGGGTTTCTCTCCCCTGTTTCCCAATACTTATACGCCGGCTGGGATATCCCCAGCCGATCCGCTACTTCTGTTTGCGTCAATCCAGCTTTTTCCCTTGCTTCTTTGATTGTCAGAGATTTGTGGCCGTATCTATGGTAGTAGCCCAGATACCAATTACCCTGCTCATCTATCGGTAGGTGCTCCGGATAATCATCCGATACTCCATCGTACAGCTCAGCAAGCTCCCGGTTAAGCTCCGGAGACAGCTTGTGCTGATCCCCTGCAAGTCTTATCATCTCTCCAGCAGATTGCAGCGGATGCATCGCTGCCGATGCCGCCCGCGTTGCCGTGTTTTGTTGCGGGATAGCTTCCGCTACCGCCGCATAAATCTTACCCAAATTATAAGTTTGCTTTGACAATTTCATTTTAATTCCTCCTTATTTATCTTGCGGTTTTCTCCAGCCCAGCAGTCTCCAGCCTTTGTATGTATACACCCCCGGCTTGCGTTTTCCCTGCAGGCTGCGCTTAACCTGCATAATCCCCGCTTTAAATAGTCCCGGCGTGCTCGGTAGGATATCCTTGTTATTTCGCAGCCATAGGTTTAGATTGCGGCAAGTGTATATCTTACCTTCTGGAGATTGTAGTTGCCAGATTAACGCTTCCCAGTGTGTTTCATAAGGTCCTGCAATCGGGCTTTTCAGCGCCGCTTCTGTACCCTTTTTTAGGTTTTCTGTTTGGCCTTTATCCGACAGTCTCTTTTTTGATTCATCACCCCATTTTCTCCCGTTTCCGGTTGCGTCCCGCCGTGCCCGTTCCCTCCGGCACTCTGGGGAGCACGTAACGGTGTTATCGCTAGGATAGCACCGAAACGGCTGCCCACAGATAGTACATATGCGGGTAATCACTCGCACCACCCGATAATCCCGACAACCTCTGCGTCCTCTATTATGATCTCGTCCTCATCCTGTCCGTTGTGCTTGTAGTCACCCGCTATCACAACAACCGGTCCAAAGTAACTATGAGAGTTGACGGCATCCATAATGTACGCTTCGATTTCCTCTGTTTCGTCCCAAACATCAATGTCGTATAGGTTGATTGCGCATGTCCCCGGCAGTGTTACCGGATCGTCTGTGTTGTAGCTTGATACGTCCATATCATAATCCCAGTCATAAGAGTCTCTGCACATATCGCCGATCTTGTAATGCTCGTCCCCTGTTGTCCACCTGATTCCAAACTCGTGATACTTTCTTAATCTTTCGATATCCAATGTCATTTTTTGCTCCTCCTTTTATTTGCTTCTCTTTGTTTCCCTCTATGTATATTATAAGCTATTGCTTATATAATGTCAAGCCTTTTTTCAAAGTTTTTTAAAGTTTTTTTATTTATTTTGAACATAAAAAAAGAGGCCCCAGAGGGCCTTATTTATTTGATTATCGTACTATTCTTTATCTTTCATACTTATTAAAAAGCGTAAAAAAAGGGAGATCCCCCGGTGCTACCCGAAAGATCTCCCTTATATCTATCTTATGCTCACTGCACTATCAGATCCGATGCCTTAACCGCTGCCGTGACTGCCTTGCCCTTGCCGATCACCACCCGATCACCTTTGGCCTGTATCACGTCATACACAGTGGTATAGACAAAACTTGCCAGACTGCCGCCCGTGTAGGTCTTGGCTCCCTTTTTGACCTTTACCTTGCTCCCCACCTTTAAAGCCTTTTTGACTGCCGATGCTTTACCGGCCTTGCTGGTGTAGCTGAGCGATATCCACCCGGCTCCGCTCTTAAGCTTGCCCCAGTTGCCGGACTCGTCCACGATCGTATAGGTGCCTTTATCCTTGATCTGCCCAGTGATGGCGTAGCTGGTACCAGGCCCTTTGCGGATATTAAGGACAGATGCCGTCACTTTTACCAGATAAGGCTCAAAGGCCGTCTTGGCTGGCTCCTTTGCTGGAGCGGTACCCGCATCCAGCTTGGCTTTGACGTCGGCCCGGAGAGTGTCCATAGACTTGCCGTGCCTGGGAAACCAATGCATCACGTCACTGTGGTTGCTTGCGATGCCCAGCTCGTGCCCCTCGGAGTGACAGATGAGATACGGCCGCTCCGGACGGATACCGTACTGCTTGCAGAGATACGCACAAAGGTCCACGGCTTCCTGGTAGACCTTATTAAAGTACGCGGCATCGTTCAAGCCATCCTCGCAGATTTCAAAGCCGATATGCGTATCGTTACCGGAGCCTTTTGCACCGCTGCCGCAGTGCCAACCCCTACGATTCCACGGGAGCGTCTGATATGTCGCAATGCTCCCATCTGCCAGCTTGCCGATAAAAGCATGGGTGCATACCTGCCGGCCGTCCGGTTTGTCATGATTCCAATGATTTCCATACTTGTTTTTGCCTAGCAGTCCGTCATCAGGCCCCACATAGCGGTTGAGATTGGGGTTGTCAGCCCCGGTGCTGTGTACCATGATGCCTTTTGGCACGATGGTTCTGCCCGCTTTATAGCAGGCGTTGTTGGTCAAAAGCAGTTTGTGTAAATTCATTCTGCATCGCCCCCGTCGCTGGGTTTCTGCGCTGCATCCACAAATCCCTCTCCGGCTATATAAGCTATCACGGATCCCAGCGCCATAATTACGCCGGATACTTGCTCCGTAGTGGAGGCATCCACCCTAAAAAGCGCCAGTATACCAGCTATAAGCCCTACTATCGCCATCCAAAACTTACGGGAGGTTAACTTCCGTTTCCAATCAATTTTCATTGCTTACTCCTTTCTAAATCATCGATTCGGCGGTTGGCCACCTTCATTTTTTCGTCCAAAACTTTCGTACTTTCTTCCAGTCTGTATGTCCGCTCTATCACGGTGTTGTGCTTATCTACCTTTTTTTCCAGCTGTTCCATGCGGTACGCTATAAGTGCCGTGCTTTTGCGGTTAGCAAAATATACACCACACAGCGTACCAGCAAAACTGATTATCGCAACAATAATTGTTTCTGCCATCCCCGTCTTTCCCTTCTGACAAAATATAAGCACCCGTTAAGCCATATAAATCGCTTGAAACGACACAATTGGCGCAGATGATGCTTGATCCTTAAACGCTGTCGCAAGTGGATCTACAATACGAATATCACCAGCGTTGTCTACAATAAAACCAAGCATAACTCCATACGGGTTTACGTTTGTACAACTTACGGCTATTCCAACCCCGCAATTCACGAATGGCTTATATCCAGCTGGTAGGGATGCTATAATAGTACGGTGCTCTGCTGTCCCATTGCCTAAACTAGATGCTTTTATCATTACCTGCCCGAAAATGTTTTTAGCATAATATAAGTTACCAGTCCACCCGTTTTGTAGGTCTGCCGTATGCCACTCCATCTCTGGCACCGCAATTTCACCGTAATGGATTTTTGCTTTTCCGTTCCACAGTTTTTTTAATATCTCCATAAGTTTTGCTATCATTAATGCCCTCTCATTTCCAGCGGCCGATGGCAATTATGGTTGCCATGACGGTTTCATCAGTTCCAACGTCAGACATTGCGATTCCTTGCAGTGAAGCAGCCGAAGCACTCATTTGTCTTATAACAGTAGACATCGGAGTGTTTGCAAGCGAGTTTATTGTGACTACGCTAATCGCCGGGTAGCTTTTAAAGCTAACCGGATAAGTCCAGTTAAATATATTTGACCTGTATGGATCTGCATACGTCCCGCTTCCAGTATTAATTCGGGATTCAAAACTGACATTTGCTAAAAAGCATATCTGCGTACCATCGCCAAATCTTACATAGTCCCCGTTGGCGTTGCTCCCGGACTCCACGATCACAGCTCCCGGGAGCATCAGCCCCGGTGCAACCGCAATTTCGCTGGCGTTTATTTTATCGCCTTTTCTAAAAAGATTTTTCCATACTTTCATAATCGCTTTTAAGCGGCTTGAGAGTTTTAAACGGATGTCCGCCTATAAGTTGATGTACTTTCGACTGCTCCGTGCAAAATCGACTGATATATTATAGTATCGCCAACGGACAAGATGTACTTTTGCAGCATACGTATTGGACTACTGCTGTACGTCACTTCCAGCCTAAACGGACTTGTGGTTGGACAATTTTGTAACGTAGCTACAGTGCTCTCGGCAGTACAGTAGTACACGCCCGGCGTTGTATACGTCACCATATCAGCTCCACTGGGCACAGCCACTCCCGGTGTCATAATCATATCTTGCAGAGTGCTGTGGTTTGTCTCATCGCCCACTACGACTTCCC